TGTGTGATCAAGTCACCGTGATCATCCAACACTACGAATCGCACAGGGCAACGACCCCACGCACCCGTTTTGTTAAAGTCGGCAAACCATTTACGGTGATCTTTGTTTTTAGCATCGAACACTGTGTATGGTCGACCATACATGGCCAGTCTGCTCATCGGAACCACTCCTTGATAGCATCGGCCAATGGTTTAAAGTCATATCGCTGATCCTTGGGGCGCACCCGCAGGATCTCTTTGCGATCATGTTCTGTATTCTTTTCTCTGTTGCTCTTAGTCATACGGGTCCTTAACTGAATTCATACATGTGTTGCGCAGTGCTGGGATCTAACTTGACTAGATCATTTGCGGCTGATGTGAGCCTAGCATAACGAGCACGTACTTGGCTCATAGGCAGTTCGCCATCGCAACTCAAGTTCTCCGGACTCAACTCACAGTCGATGCTCTCTGCTACACGCTTGCGACCAGCGGCAGTCTTGATCTCATACAGGGCTTCTGTGCGTTGACCCATGAACAAGGACATGTACTTGTTCTTGTCATCTACGTATTTTTGCAGTGCTTTCATAGTTGCCTTTTTGTGTGTGTAAGTGTATATTATACTGTCAAATGCGGAACTTGTCAATAACCCTATCAGCATCCTGGGTATTGCTGATCTCGTCCAGGAATGCCAGTTGCATCATTTCGATCAGCACTCGGCAGGTTCGAGCATCCGCCCTGGGCAAGGTAGCAATGAACGCTTCAACACCTTCCCGGTCGCTGATGGCCCACATGATGTCTGCCAGAGCCATTTGCCTGCTGTTTAGTCCGCGGATCTCAATCATTGTGCTGTCCTTTGTGTTTAGGGTTGCGTTTGTATTTGATCTTGCTCTCAACAACCTTCTGTTTAAAAGGTGTGCCAGCACAGAACAACACAATATGCTTTCTGTGTTTGGGTTTAACTTTGATAGTGATCTTCATTGCGCTCTCCTTACTATGTTGTTAGTATAGCGCACTTTGCCCAAACTGTCAACCACAGAGTGTTGTATTAATGCCACACCCCGCACTCGCCAAAAAAAATCCCCTAACCGGCCGGGAGCGAATCGGACTTACGGGTCAGGGGAGTCAAAAGCCCTTGCGGGCTTTTACTTGTTTGCATCTACTCTGGGAGCGAATCAGCCTCGACGCATACAAGATACTTCGGCTACCCTAGTCCAACGATCTGGGAAGCTCTTCTTCAAATCTGCCAACTTGAGAACCATACGCAGGCTCAGTTCTCGCAACTTTTCCTTGTTGTTGTCAATGAATGCCAACAACTCGTCAACATCCCAAGGTTGGAATTCATACGACTCCAACATGCCATCTTCTACAATCTGCTTAATGCGCAACACCTTCTCACGCTCTGTGTCAATGGTCAAGTCCAAATAGTGACAACGGCTTTCCAATGCCTCCAAATGGTCCTTTAACTTTTTGCTCTTAACGTTCTCAAACTTGATGTTAGTAATAAAGATTGCACCGCCACGGAACTCAAAACTGTTGGGCACACCTTCTGAACGCAACAGTCGGCTGTCTGTGTTCCAGTGGATCATACGCTTCTTACCACTGTCCAATGCTGCCTTGAGAATGTTCAGACTCAGGTCGTCTAGCAACACAGAGTCGCAGTCATCGAACACAAGGATTGACTTCTTGTCGCTAAACTCGTAGAGTTTCTTGTACAGTCCAATGGCCGACATTGCACCCTTGACCACTTCATACTTTTTCAACTTTTCGTTCTGCGCTACAGTGGCGAACACATCATGTTTGGACAGTACTGTCTCAACGCCAAAACTCTTGCCCACACCTGGGGGGCCTGTGACGATCATTGCACGTACATCGCCCTTCTTGACTGCACGGGTCATCTCGTCTAGAATGTCAAAACGCTCGCGCAACCGTGTCTTGATCTCATCGTCTGTCTCTGTGAGGTTCTTTTGCACAGCAGCCTGCTCTAGACTGAAGTGCATGGTGTTGCTGGGCTTTTTGTCCAGCATGTTCATTGTTACCATTTTTCCCATTTAGTTCGCTCCTAAGTGTTTGTGTCTAAGTATGTATTATACTGCCAACAACAGCAGTTGTCAACTGTTAAGTGTGTCAAATGGGCTAAAATCTTCTGTAGAATCTTCCACGTTCATCTCTTTGAGCGCACCCAATACAATCTCAAGAGGGCAACCCAGTTCCTCTGCGATTGCGCGGCTATTGAAGCCCTCGATGTAGAGTTGCTCAATGTCATATGCCAATTCTGCTACTTTACTCATTCCATTTCCTCCTGTGCAATGCGATCTTCTTCGTCCATAATAGCCTGCTCCAACTCAACAAAAGCACCGTCGTGATCGGACACGAACCAAACAGCCTTGCCGTTGACTTGTCGCAGGATGTAGTCGTACTCTTCGAACTGTGCCTCGTGCTTGTACTCGTTGAAGTCTTTGTACTTGCCGATGCTAATGTCCTCACCGCGTTTAGTGTAGGCAGTCTCTGATGTGCCTTCAACAGTAGTGTCCAGGCTAGAGAAGCCACCCAGCGCCAACAGCTTCTTGACTTTGAAAGGATTCATGTAGTGATCGCGCAGGATCTTGCCGTTGTGCTCAAGATAGCCGTCCCAGTGGCAGTAGACCTGCTCTACTGTACCGTCTGCGAACTCCAATGCAATAGTGCTTCGTGTACCCATTTTGCGCTCCTGTTTAGTGTGTGTAAGTGTATATTATAACAGCGTTTGGTGATGTCGTCAACCAAAGACCCTTTAGCAATCAGGGTCAAAGTCTGCCCACTCTTGCGCTTCGTCCGGCTGTCCGTCACGCTCCTCACGCTCCAACTCTGCCTGCAGTTCCTCGCTCATAGACATAAAGTCCTCGCACATGCTAAACAGTTGCTCGAAGCTACGGCGCTCATCACGCGACATCTCACGCAGGAACATAGGCCCCTCATCGTTCATTGCTTCCACAACTTGCTTGAGGGCAAGCAGGGTATTGTTGCACATGCAGTAACTCATGTTAGGATAGTTGCTCATTTTTGCTCCTTAGTGCGTTGTTGATGTATGTATTATAAGGTCTTATACTCGTTCCGTCAACTGCACATCCGCAAAGACCCTATCCTCTGTGTGGTCATATGTAAGGAATACTTTAGTACTATCTGTGCCGCCCTCTACTTGGAAGACTGCAAGATAGCAGAACTGTCCGCCGTTAGTAATTCCCAGAAACTTGCAGGATGAGAAGTTAGGACCTCTGTAGCCCGCATTTTGTGCAGCCTTAGTTAGATACTGTGGGCTGTAGGTTGTAAGAACCTCTAGTGTGTCCGCTGTAATCATTCCTCGCCCTCCAAACTTTGCAACTCTTCTAACTCTGCTTCTATCTCTACAGCAACATAGTTTAAACGCTCTGCATACTCTTCCATGCCGTCTATGTAGTACAGTTCCTCAATAGCCGCATTAACGCTAGCCAAAGCATTTTCCAGTTTCTCTACAGAGGTCATCTCAACTCCTTGTTCACGCCCATCTGTATGTTTACCGTTTACTGCATCCATATAACTTGCCATTGTGTGCTCCTAGTTAAAAATGTATTATAGCACAGCAAGTCCAAACTGTCAACTTGCTGTGCTAAAGACCCTTTAACTCCAACGGGCATTGAAAGCCGCGTTATCCGCATCCACTTTAGCCTGCAGATCCACTCCAAATTTGGCGGCCCAAGCCCGCAGGAACTTTTTGCCTATGTCCAGCGACACATAGTCGTCGCCCTGCATACCCTGTTCGCTGTAGTCTACGTCTGCACCCGGCAGTCCGTGTGCTGTGAGGAACTCTCGCAGGTCTTGCTTAAAGCGGCTGTCAGTGTAGATCAAGCCGTCCTTACTAGTGTCCCAGGAGTCTGTGTTAAAGTAAACACGCAGTTCGCCAAAGTCCAACTCGTCTGCAACATAGCCCAGTTGCATATCCACAATCTCTACACTTTTTGCCACGTTGCTCCAGTAGCCGTTGCCGTAAGTGTTAAAAATGACCTTTTGCATAGTTTCGCTCCTATTTGCTGTTTATGTGCTTATTATAGCATAAACGAACGACCCAGTCAATCGTAGGGTTTCTCGCAGTAAAAAGTATTAATCTTCTTGGTTCTCTGCTTCCCACTCAGCCATGCCCTCGCTGATACAGAAGTAGTCATCCAACTCAGCACCGATGTAGTCCCGCACTGTGGTACTGTCGTGTCCACCCAGTTCGTAATAGTCATCGACACCGTCTGCCCACTTGCCAACGAAGCACATACCAGGCTCGTAGTAGAATGCCTCGATCTCAAAGCCCAACTCCATCAACCGCTCGTAGGCTGTGGTAGGCGGGCTCCATGCACTCTCGAAACTGCCGGAGACAGTGTTGGCATCTGTGCGCTCGATACTCTCAAGAGCAAAGTCCCACTTGGTACCCCAGTTGTTGATATTCCAGTCGTACCAGTCTTTGTAGCCATGCTTGGCAATGTTGGCCAGTTGCTGGGCTTCGTGTGCAGCCTGCTTGTCCTCGCCTACAAAGCCCGACACAGTGTCAGTCAAGTCCTTGGGAGTAGGCAGGAACTCCATCAGCAAGCCTTCTCGGCCCTTGAGCACTCGCTCAATCATTGCAGGGTCTGCGTGACGCAGGGTAATACCGTTTGAGCACCAATTAGGCATCGTAACTCTCCTCACCAAGTTCAGTAATAGTTTCTTCCACAACACTGATGTCCAGGATGCGGAATCGTTGTGTCATATCGCTAACGCCAATGAAGGCCCCGGAGAAACTTTGATTCTCTGCCAGGAACTCCAGCACACTTTGCCGATCAGTACCTTCCGGCACTTCAATCTCCTGCCGGAGAACAGTTGTAACCATTGCTTTCATCTCTGCTCCTAGTTGCGTTGTGTAAGCCTTAATTATAGCAAGGTTCTGCCAAACTGTCAACTGACTGCGTTGTATAACCCTACAATGCCTATGGCTAATGATACAACGTTGACCACAGCCTGTGGCTTATTTGCCACACGTAGGGCCCAGATCAAGAACGCTACAGTGCCCACAGCGAACACTGCAATATTGTAAGGATAGACACTGGGACCCACGGCGTTGAGTACGTGTCCGGCAATGATAGCCGCTGCACCCACCCATTGCAGTACTTCATTTTTAAAATCAGACATTAATACCTTCGCGCTCTAGTTCTTCGTTGATCGCTTGTAGTTTACGCATCAAGGGCCACACCGCCTCTTTGGCCTCAACCATTGCTTCCCAAATCATGTCCTCAGCCGTGCCGTCTGTCAGCACTTCTTTAGCATCCTCGTACATGCAGCCGCCCAGGCAAGCACTGCCCATTTCGTAACCGTCGAGCATAACACGCACTCGCAGCATAAACCAGTCCAGATCGCCGCTGTTGACCTTGCGTTCCATGTCTGCAATGTCGTAGCAACTGTCATCAAAACAGTCGCGGACAGCAATGTCTTCCCAAGTCTTGTCTACAATAACAGTGAATCCATTGCGCTCGTAGGTAGCCAGTGTGTCATAGTATCGCATAGCGGCCTTTCAATAGTGGTGGCGTGAGCCGGGATCGTTAAAGTCTGCGTTATCGGGAGTCCATTCTTCGTCGTCGTCTTCTTCCTCATCGTCCTCGCCGATCAGCAGATCGTTAGCATGGCACATGTCTTTGACGTCATCTTCGCTCATGTAGGCCAATGCCATCTCTGCCACTGCCTCTGCTGAGATAAGACCTTCGTCCATCATAGCAATCAGTTTGCTAGTGTATTCACGCATAAGTTTCGCTCCTTATTTGTTAGTGTAGCCTTAATTATAGCACAAACGAATAACCCTGTCAACCGAAGGGTTATTCGGTGCCCACACTCACATCAACCTCAATGTCTGTAACGTCCCCAGCGAGGTCGTACTTAATGCCGGTCACAGCCGCGCCGTAGTTTACTTCTTTAAGACGTAAGTTCAGTGCCCGTTGCAGGTCGCCCACCATGTCGTTAATAAAGTCCTGGGCACTGTCTTTAACGCCTTTCAGCGTTTCGTTAACGCTTGCCCGTGTAATGTCTTCGCCGCGCTCGCCGTCTGTGATCATCTCAATAAACGCCTCAGTCTGGTTGATCAGGGCTTGCTCTACAATAGCATTGATCAACTCACGTTTGCACCACAGCACTTCGCTGGCCTTGAATGTCTGCTCACCCGCTCTGTACACTACAGTCATTTCGCGCTCCTGTGTTGTTTAAGTGTTAATTATAGCAGGATTTGATAACCTTGTCAACCATAGGGTCTTTACGAGCAATCTTGCGCCATGCCCAAAGCGCACTGACATAGGCCTTGCGGCTCTGCGTGAACTTGGGATCTCGCTTGGCGGCCCAAACGACAAAGTTCAACTGTTCTATTGCGTTCATTACATGCTCCAGTAGAGTTCGCTAGAGGGATCGCAACTGCGGGGAGTGTCGTGTGCGATCTCTACTGCCGCACCCGTTATCAAGTTCTTAACGATCTTGGTAGTGGGCACGTATTCCATACGGAACCCGTCTGTGGCCTTGTAGAGCGGATAAAGTTCATTTATCGTTCGGCGCATGGCATTGTCGTCCTTTACGGGCCAAACTGTAGTGCTAAACAGGCGCTCACCTGCTTTGCAACGACGATCTCGTTTGTAGATGTACAGTGTATAACTCATCGCGCTCTCCTTAATATGTTGCTATTATAGCACAATCCTATAACCCAGTCAACTGATGGGTTATAGGTACTGATCGTTCAACTCTGGCTCAAACAACTTGACCAACTCACGCTCGTAAGCATAAGCCTCCTTGCGACCACGCACAATGGCAATGATCTCGTGTGTCCAGTTCATTGCAAGTCCACCAGTCTTTAAGTAGACGTACAATGCCCACAGACGGTTCTCGTTAACAGCACGGCTCTTGTGCTTGCGCCAACGCTCTGCAACAACCTTGTCCGCATTAGGCAGGCTCTTACGAGTCAAGCCAATGTAAGAGTCACCGCGCTCGCTGGTCATCGCGTAGATGATGTAGTTGCAGTCCTCTCTAGGTGTACGTCTTGTCATTGTTCGCTCCAATTTCTTAACTTATGCCATATTATAGCACAGAGCAAAGACCCTGTCAACCGAAGGGTCTTTGCAGATTATATAATATTATGAGATAATTTCTTCGTCTAATGCACAAGCTAACGCATTAAAAGCGTCTTGTATATTAGCATTATCTTCATATTCTTCATCGATAATAGTTTGCAGTTGCAACATAATACTGTCTAAACGCTGTTTATAATCTGACATAATGGCTCCTTATAATTGCTCGATTAATGATTCTGTAAAGTCGATAATATAAACATTATCTCCCGGTAATACATTATAAGCGCGACAAGATTCTGAAGCGGCTGTAAATGTATTATAAAATACAATGGCTTTAGTTGTAGTATTAACTATT